TAATGTTTATATTCACTTTAGGTTTTCCTTCATTCATATCTTGATCTTCTGGCTTACCATATTTATATTCAAATAATAATTTAAGGTGAGGGAATGAATCCTTAGCTTTCTCTGCTAGTGATTCCCAGGCTGCCTCTTCAGAACCAAACACTTGCTTCATTGCGTTTAAAGCGTAGATATTGACTCTATCCTTCTTGGCCTTGTTCATAGCACTAGGGGTAGCCATAACCTTCTTAACAGGCTTGTTCACCTTCTCGCCTCTCTTCCTACCGTTGTTCTTTCTACCGTCAGTAGGTTTGACGTACTTCCTTTCTTTAGGCTTCCTACCCATTATGTTTATTATATAAAAAATTATATACAGACCATATTGCTATTGGCCATTCTTTCTGTGTGTATTCTTTCTCACCAACCCTCTTATCACCACCAAATTCTACAACAAGTTTAAACTTAACACCTAGTTTATTCTTATACTTAATCTCTTTAAACTCCACTGGTATTGGGTATATCTTATATCCTCTATCAAGACACCACTTAGCGGCATCTTGATTTATAATGGCTTCTTGTATTCTAGGCTTTTTTCTTGGCATACTTCTCTTCTTTTAGTGCGAATACATCTGAGTTAACCCTGTTGGGTTCATACTTAGCTAAAGAAGCTCTTAGGAATAAAAACTTTCTAGCTAGTTCATTATAATCTTCTAACAATGCTTTATACTTAGACTCATAAAGTTCCTCTGTATCTTCAAAGCGAACATAACCTTTAGATTTATAACTCACCTCACAAACCTTTTCGTTTAGTTCTGCATATATCTTTTGTATCCTATCTTCATAAGTAAGCCAACCCTCAAGTCTTTTAATACCGTTAATAGTTACAGCGTGATCCCTATCAACTTCTTTACCTATTTTATCTAAGGATAACTGAGGGAAGTGTACTCTACATAATTTGTAATACATAGCCCTAGCCTCTACATAAGCAGTCTTCCTAGACTTCACATTTAAATCTAATTTATAATATTCTTCTATAATTGATCTTACTAATTCTTGTTCCATTCTTTGTTATTTATAAGTTATACTTGTTATCTAATTCTAGGGCTATTAATTTTAATTCAGAATAAGTTTTATAGTCTGCCTCATCTATAGCTTTCTTTATACCGGAACAAGCCTCGTAGTTCTCTAACTTCTCCTGGAACTTCAACTCCAAGTCTAGTTCATAAACAGAGACTCCTTCTAGTAAACTTAATATGGTGAGATAATAATACAAACCTTCTTCTTCCTTGAACTTGTTAGAGGACTCCCCTAATCGTGTAGTCATTCAATTTACTTCTTTTATCTATAAAGTATTCCTTATAGGTGTTTACGCACTGCTTGACTTTATTACCGCCAAGCTCTCTAGTCTCATCACTGAGTTCAAATATTCCTATATCACCAGTACCTTTCTCTATTACAACAAAAGTGAATTTAGTCACCCCGAAGAGCTCACAGTAAATCCAACCTTGCATATCATAATGCCAAAGGTATTTAGCAGTTCTCTCCCAACCATCTAACTTAGCTGTTGTCTTAAGATCGATAAGGTGACCATCCTTAAGGTAGTCAGCCTTACCTCTGAAAGGTAGACCATACAACTCACCTATTGCAGGTGTTTCTGCTGTACCACTAGTGAAGAGTTCATTAGCGTGACTATTAAATCTAATAGCATTACAAAGTTCATTAGCCTTGTTGAGTTCACTAGTGAGCATTACTTCCTTACCTTTACTTTTGGCTTCTTCTTGTGCTGCCTCAAAAGTCTTCGTCCTTCTACTACCTATATTAACAAAATCATATTTGTCATTTAGTTTCTCTTCCTCAAGCACAACAGTGTGTATTAGCCTACCTTCCCTTAATGGAGGTGCATCTGAATTAACTTCTTTTGTTTTATTGAAGTATGTTTTTGGTGACTTGTATAAATCTTTAGCTGATGAAGACGATAAGGCATTCTGTCCTAGATAGCCATAGTAGAAGGAGTCATCCTCCATATGTTTAAGGATTTCATCTACACCCCAGTTCTTACCGTCAAATAGTTTTATTCTTTCCATACTGGCTAAGCTAATCTTTTTTTTAGATATACACAATCATTTCTCAGTTAAATCTTTCTCATTCATATGAGCCTCTAGTATATATCCATCCAAGGGACTGATAACTGATATAGCTTTGTATATCTTTCTACTAACCGACTTAACCTTTTTCTTCTCTGTTGCTGTTGAGTCTATACCTAAATTAGTATACATCCAAGCATCCTCTTTTAGGAGCTCATCAACTTTCCTTTTTGTCGACCAGGTCTTGTACCCCTGAATCTTCCGTATTCTTTCCTCTGTTATCATTTTCTATTTTTTCTATTTTGTATAAAGCTACCGCCAATGCTTGTTGAAGTATTTTGATATCCTTCTGCATCATTATTAATGTTGATTCTTTCATTTCAGCTTCTTTAGTTTCTCTATATATAAAGTAGCATCCATCAATTCCTCTTGTAAATGATTAAGGAATTTATAGAATCCATCAGGGGAATCATATAACGTAGTTCCATACTTCGTTATCCCATCCCTACTCCTAACCTTATATTTGTTGATTACATTTTCAACTATAGGGTCTTTGGGTAAATGATTATACCCTGTTGAGTCTGTGGTCCATTCTCCAGACTCTAACATTTCATTATACTTTTTTATACTATCACTCATAACACTTCAGCATCGATCACCTCAAGTAAGGCAATCTCTTTATCTATTAAATTATTATTTGTAAATTCCGTCGTAGCCTTTATCTTCTTAGTAAACCACTCTGGCTCAACGTTATATAGATTCCATCTATAAACTCCCTCTGGGGTAGAATTAATATAGATAGGTATGTCTAGGTTATCCTTGCATTTAAGGACCATAGCATCATACTTCTTTCTCTCTATAAGTAATTCACTGTAATGCTTTTTTCTGCACTTCAGTTCTATTCTGTGAAATGTAGTCGGACTGTAACAATCCCACCTACTCATTTGACTTTTAGCCTTGACTAGGTCGGGATAATAATCTTTTCTTAGGAGTTCGAAAAGTTGTTGTTCAATCAAGATATTCTTTATATAATCTCTCTAACTTATTAAGCCTGTTAAGTACACAGGAACCGCAACCGCTAGGAGTATCAGATACATTAAATACCCTATTGTATATACTGTATATCTTTCTGACTTGCTCTCCATCGGGTGATCTTCTTTGCCATATTTTATCAGAGAAAATACCCTCCAGGTAATCAAATTCTTGCTCTGTAAAGCAATTAGGTTTATTGTAAGGAAAAAGGTAATTGAGTTTATCCTTACGTTTATCGCAGCCACAGTCTTCTCCGGCTACAAACTCAACAGCCTTCTTTATTCCCGTAGCTTTAGTAATCTTCTCTACGGTATCACCAACTCCGGATGAACTACTTTCATATCTAGCAACCCATTCTTTATAGCGTTTGGTTCTTTTGTCTTTTGGTTTTGGGGGGATTTGTTCTTCGTCACTCATATCTTATTGTTTAAAAAATACATATACATATTAACTATCTCTCTAGAAGTTTTACCTTCTAAATCTTCATACATAGCATTATACCAATCTATGAAGTCTAGTAATTGATCTTCCATTACTCTTGGTCTATTAGATTAAAATCTCCATTCAGATAGTCTTCAAAGTCCTCACCGAATTTACTTTTCAATATATCCTTGTAATTCTTACAACTATTAAAAATGGATGTAACCGATATCTTAGTTTCTTTAGCGAGTTTACGCATACTCATATCGGTCTTGTAATACAGCTTAAATAGCTTTTTATCATACCAGTGATCCCAAGACTCCACCTCTTCATTTATCTTCTTCAATATTGAAGCCTCGGCTCTCTCCTTCTCATAATTAACCTCTTCATAGATTATATTATCACTGGTGTTAAAAATGTATTCGCTATCGTAATTGTCTATTCTGTAGACAACATACTTTGATTTAGCCTTAGAATAATCGCTCCAGAGATTCTTTATAGTTATATAAACATAAAACTTATTAACCTCTGTTTCATTATACATTATCTTCTCAGGATTTTCAACATACTTGTTTAGCCTTAGATAAGTCTCGTGGACAAAGTCCTCGACTATATCTTCAGGGATGCCAATAGACAAACCCATAGCTATCCAAACATTATGATTTTTACTGAGGATCTCTAACATTTAATGGTATGTGTATAAATACTATTCCTAAACTAATTCTAAGTAAGTCAAACATTATATCACCCTCCTCGAAGGAAGAGTGCTCAATGCCCTCTAAATAATCGATTCCAAATAGGAATCCCTTAATAAATTCTAATTGTATATTCATATTGCATATTTAAGTTTCTTTATGATTACCATAAAGATATACACCCAAAGTGTACTAGTTAACATAAACCCTGAAAATATCAAGGTGTAAGTGAAAAATCTCTTAACTAATTCTCTCATTTCTTAGATTCTTGGTTCTCTAATATAAGTTCTACAACCCTATCACATTCCTTTTGATTTTGTGGTTTGTATAAGGTGTACGCAGGATACTGTTCTGCAATTAATCTTTTAAACAGTTTCCATCTCATAGGGAATGACTCGTTGGCTCTACCCTTCGTCTCAATTATAAAATCTTCACCGATAAAGTCCGGTGTATACTTAATTGGTAATATCCTCTTTGAACCTCTGTTCTTAAACTCACCTTTACTATTGGCTTGTCTCTCATAAGATTCATTAGGAAAATCAAATCTATCTATAAGGACGAATGTCTCACCCTCGTAATCTGCTTTGATTTTGTTTTTCTTTAATACCATATACATATATCTCTCTAACCCTGAAGCAAACTTAATTCCGTCATAAGTTATTTTCTTTGCTTGTACTGGACCTCTCTTACTAGATTTTCTTCTCCTCATTTACTATTATTATTATCTACATCAAAAAACATTGATGCAAGTAATACAATGAAGATAATAAAAGATGCTATATATAAAATCATATTCTTAAATATTTGTCTTTGTCTATCTCTTCAGGTATAGACTCTAAAATATTAGGTAGACCATCGTAGTCTACTTCAAATGCAAACTTATCAAAAGGAAACCCTCTGCTCCGCATACATTTGACAATTGCTATGTTCTTTTGGTCTGATAGTTCTAGTGCTATTTGTGTCTCTGCTTTCTTCTCTAAGAATGAACCTAAGTGTCCGGTAGGTTTCTCCGAGTTCCAATTCGAATGAATTGCTGTGATTATATGGATATTCAGTTCTTGAGTCCATTTCATTAAATACTGAACGACCTTGCTAGATTCCTTTAGATCATTACTGTCTAACATTAAATCTACAATACCGTCTATTATAACTAACCCAACATCTTCAGTATTGTTCAAGTGCCAATCGATAAAGTCTAACCTTTCCATAGGTGAATACTGTCTAAGAGCATAAGTAAGATAGTCATCAGACTGACCGCAAGTATCTGTAACTCTGCGGAATACTCTATGAGCGTGGAATCTACCTTGCTCAGTATCGTAGTGAATAAGTTTTTTACCTTCTCTATAACCTTTCATACCTGTGGTTCTATTAGTCTCTCCTGCCATATAGGCCATAGCCATTAACGAAAGGAAGAACGTTTTCTTACTCTTTGGAGGAGCCTGTACAAAGCTGAAATTCCCATAACTACCAATACCAATGGGGACAGGATTAGCACCACTACTGCAGCCAAAAGAAACGGCAATGGGCGGGAGTGATACATTTGCTTTAGGGTCAACATAGCTATCCTCCAGGATTCTTTTGTATTTTGTTTCATAATCTATTTTAAGTTGATTCATATTCATCCTTGGTGTTGTAAACTATAGCATCCTTTATAAAGAGCTCTATAGCTTCGGATATACTTCCATAAGGCTTTAATTTATTATTATTTCTAATATCTAAAGCCATAATATTATTTTCAATACTATCGTAATTGTATTTAGATGGTGTCTTTAGTATGAAAGATAATTTGTCAATCAATATGTTCTTAACGAATTCATAACTAACCTCATCTATATGGTCCTGATTAAGTTCAAACATATGGTCAATGTACCAAGATGCTAACCTTTCAAGATATAATGTTTTGTCTTTATAATGATTGTCTAAGGCAGTACAGTGCTCTACAACATCATTGAATGCTTTCTTTTCTTTCCAAGTCATATTGTTTTGCCTGGATAAATATTCGGATAATATTTTAATCTTGTTCTCTATCATAATAAAATAAAGAGGGTGACCGTTAAGCCACCCTATTTAATCTAGAAGTTTAAACCGTCAATTACGGTTTCCTCTGCTTTTGGTTGGCCATTACCAACCGTTCTTCCATTCCCTAAATAAACTCTAGGTGTCTTCGCTTCTCTTTCTTCCTTAGTCTGGGACACAATAACGGAAGCGTTATTCCCATACTGATCAACTTCATCATTGATAAACATAGTAACATTAATATAGCTACCCTTTTTACCTTTGATAATTTTAGACTTTTCTATTTTGCTTAAGTCTAAACTTGCATTTACAATTGTACTCATAATAAATAATTAATTAATTAAACTAAACTTTCTAGTTCTTTTTTGAGTGTAGAACTCACACTATACTTTTTAAACACCTCATTGATATCACCTCCACCGGTAATGTAAGACACAACTCTTTCATAAGACGCATCTTTTTTAGTCAAGCTAGGCTTAGCTGAATAAGTGGATTTGTGATCATTAGTGGCGTCTGAATCTTTAGTGTCATCTAATAAAAATAGATTACCTAAAGCATATTTCTTAGCGTATGAAGATGCTGAACCGGACTTCTGTGGCATTTGCATACCTTTTGCGTTGAGTTCAATAAAAGCATCGTCTGTGGCCTCTATAACTGAATTAGGGTCTTCCGCATCAATTATCTTGGCTGTAGCAGTAACACAAGGCATACCGCATATTTCTGTAGTCACATTATTGACTTTTACACTCACCTTATATTTAGACAGGTAAGGCTTAAGTGCTTCAAGGATATCCTCTGCACTTCTGTACTTGTAATTACCAAACTTGTTGGTTTGGTTCTTAGGAGCCTTGAGCTCCGTTTGAATTGCTAGTAGTTTTTCTACAATGTTCATAATAATAAAATTTAATCGGTTAATAATTCTTCTTTAACAATCTCCTTCCTTACAACATCCTTATATTCATTAGGACAATCTGGATCACACACCTCAAACAAGAATGTTCTGAGTCTATCAATCTCTTGAGTCTGCTCTCTGTTCTTATTCTCTAGTGCTGATATCCTCATTGTGAAGTAAGAGGAAAGGTCATAAAAATGTTTCATTGTTATTTATTTTCCACTAAATTACAAAAAAATCATTATGAACAACAATTTTAACAAATTTTAACATTTGTATATAAAAAAAGAGGGGCTACTACTGTTCACCCCCCTTCTTCGTCCAAGAATTAATATCCGATTAATTTCACTATAAAATTAAAACAACTTACGTTATAAACCAAATCATATCTGGTTTAAGGTCATCATTGTCAACGTGAATGTATTTACGGTGCAACCCCATACGTTTAAATCCAACCATAGACAATGCCTCAATGATTTTAAGACGTTTTCCGGCATTTACACACTCAATATGTGCTGCCCTACCTATTAAGTGAGAAGATGTTGTAGAAGCCTTGTAATGTATGTTATTATAGGTGCTACTTATATAACCACTAAGTATCTTAAATCTTATCCCTGCAATATCCCTAGCTTCATCTAGCATATCAATAAATTCTCTATCCATATACTTATAACCAGAACCCGGTAAGCCAGGGCAATCGAATTCCTCAAAACGAAAATATTTATATTCCATTTTGTGAAATTAACTAAAAAATATATATTTGCAAAACGGTAGCAGTAAATCTACCTTAAAAATTACCAAACTTCTACAGAGATATAGTTGGATCAGATACTTTGAAATTTTGTTTTTCTAGGGGGCTTTTTCTTTTCTTTCTTTCTTTTTACTCTTTTTCTTTCTTTGTTTTCTTTTAGAGCTGTATACTATGTTTACTTATGTAGTTTATTACCAAAAACCTTCTCAACACCCCTTGAACCAAAGTATCCTCCAATTACAACTGATAATAACCCAGTTATTGAAGTTAGTTCTAAACCGTAAAACCAACCTACAACATAAGCTATAGAAAAGAATGCTAAAGTTAATGGTCTAACATTACTTGCTAACCAACTACCTGAACGAGCATCTGCAACCCATCTACGAGTTACTCCATCTATCTCTGCTCTCTCTAATTCAAGTTTCTTTAATGCTACGGACTTATCCTCTTCGGACATATCAGAACCTCCTATAATGGCTTGTATAACGTTTCCTGCTAAAGTATCTCCTGCAACAGCTTCTACTACGTTAGGTATCTTATTAAGTAAGAATTGACCTACCTGAGTATCTTTAAATTTCTTTTTAGGGGTTGTTGACATATCTGATATAAAGTTGTTGTGCTAATCTTACCTCGTGAGGATTATCTTTACAAATATCTTTAGTTAGTTCTCTATATTCAGCTACTCTTGTTTTTCTTGCACTTGCACAACTTACTGTCGTTGCAACAAGTAATATTAGTATTATTCTCATAACGTTTGTTTGTTTGTTGGATGATTGCATCCGTTAGTTTGTCGATACTTTTACGTATCTCTTTTAATTCGTTTCTAAGTCCGTTAGACTTAATCTTTATTTCAGACATATTGTACTACCTGTTGTATTAGTAAGTCCAAACTGAGTTTGGTTTAGAGTCATCTGTATCACAATGGATAAAGGTTTTTGCAACTCCCAATCTACGGAATCCTGCTTTAATAAGTGCGGATAGTATAATATATCTTTCGTTTCCGTTTGACACAGCAATATCTGCTGCGACTCCAATAAGGTGTGAGGAATTTGGTACTCCACCAACATATTCGTTATGCTCTTTAGTTCTGTAGCCTGATGTGATAATAAAACTGACTCCTGCAATCTCTCTTGCCTCTTCAAGTTTAGCAAGAAAACTACTATCCATATTAACACCACTACCTTCGTGGCTCGGACAGTCAAACTCATCTAAAGTAAAGTACTTCATTTTTTTAACTTACTAATTTCTTCTTTTAGTTCTTTAAACTTATCTTCTAAAGCATCAGGAATACCATCCTTGTCTTTGTCAGTAAAAAGTCCGTAAACAGTTAACCCCATCATTATAGCTGTGGCAAACATTAAAATAGTAATAATAATAATAAGTGTGTTCATTTTATCTTTTTTTATCTCTTTGTAAATACTCTAAATCCTTCATAAAATCACGCATCTCTAAAGTAATTGTTCTTACCTCAGCTTCTAATTGCCTTTGATTTTTCCAAGTGTATTCCTTTTCGTTATACTTTAGCTTTTTAACATCTGCAGTATTAGTTTCTATCTTGGCACTTAAAGTATAATAAGAACCTATAATAGAAGCAAACATTGCAGCTATTGTAATTATTTGTGTAATGCTGATACTAAAGTCAGCTTTGCCATCTCCGTTAATATCTATCTTACTCATTTTAGTTTCTTTGTTATTTGTATAATTGTGTACCCTATTGCTAATACAAGAGAAATTGTCTGAAGATAGGGATTAATCTCTGTTATTGATATTGCTAATGCTATTGCGTTGAATCCGTATATCTTCAATTGTTCCATTTTATGCTATTGCTAAAAATAAAAATTTATCTCCGCTTTGATTTAAATCACCTCTATTATCTGTAATTCTAAAACCATTTGTCACAGATGAATCAAATTCAAAACTGCTTTGAGGAGTTTCTACATCTGCCCCATTTGCCCTTAAATATAAATCATCCCCTCTTACAATATCATATATTCTCCAATTTGTTCCTGTGAAAGATGATTCATAAGCTTTTATCATTACCCATCTTGGTTGAAATCCACCATTACCCGTAGAAGTTCCATCATCAGTAGTATAAATTATTCTATTTGTGCTTGAATCTCCTGTATAGCTGCCTACCCTCTGATAACCATCTACTGAATGGAAGTTGTAATTTATATGTTCAGAACTTCCTCCAATATTAAAAGAAGAACTTCCTAAATCAATCTTACTTGAATCTATTGAGATAAAATCAGGTGTATAAGAAGTCGCTTCTGCAAGTGTAAATCTTAATTCTTTTTGCCCTAAAATTGAAGGTGCATAAATAAGCCACTGACCTGTATCAAGTGTCTTTTTAACTATAATTAATTCAGGTGCGGAATCAAGTCCGTGTCCCCAAGATGGTTTACCGCTTGATGGTGTAGTAAATTTACAGATAGAAAAGCCTGCATCCACATTTGCACTAACTTGTGAAGTTACCGCTGTAACGCTTCCTGATGTTACTCCATCCGTATTGCTTACCGCTGCTCCTCCTGCCTTCCAGCACCAAGCGACGAAATCATTACCATTTTGGTTTACCGCAGGACTTGAACTTAAAGTGAATCCATTAGAATCAAAAGATGTTAATGTTGTAGGTGTTCCCGATTGACTACTTGTTGAACTTGAAAATAATCTTCTTGGCGCTTCTCTAACACTATCAAACCATTGATGTTGGTCAGCACCATCAAATCTATCCTTTATCCAAACAAAATCAGGTTGGAAAGCCATACCCAAGAAATTAACGTTGGTAGGTGTTCCGTTGTATTGAACTGCTGCTGCTTCATCTATATACGCTGCAGTTCCGTTCCAAGTACCATCATAATTACCGCTTTCGTCATCAGGAGTATTATCTAATTTATATAATGCTTTTCCGTTACCATCTCCAAAATAATCAACAGTAGAAGGTGAGGTTTCATCATATAAATCATCAATATCTGATTGAGATAATTGTCTGTTAAATATTCTTACTTGGTCTATTTGCCCTAAAAGATTAAAGCCACCTGATGGGTGCGCTCCTAAAAAAGTACCTACATTACTTGTCTGTCTATATGTACTTGCACCTTTATAAGTTTTATCAAAATATCCTTTATAAGAACTTGAACCATCCGAAGTAATAACTATATGATGCCACGAATCATCAACAGCACCTAAATTTATATTACTACCCCCACCATTAACTAATGAATACGCTCCTGCGTGTGTCCAATTAGCGTGAATTTGAAAAGTAGAGTTTGTTGTTTCTGTTGAAAATACAGTATCACTTGCAGCATTAGGCGCTTTAACCCAAAAAGAAACTCCAAAAGTTTTTGTATTAAGAATTGTATCAATTCCCGAAGGTAGTTGAATATAGTTTGAAGAAGTTGCCGTAAAAGATGCGCTTTGTCCTGAATCAATAGCTACTCCTGTATCATTAGCATCCTCATCTAACTGATATAAAGCAACACCTGTTCCGTTTCCAAAGAAATCCGTAACTGAATTTTTAGCATCTCCGTATTCTTCATCTGCTAACTGTCCTACTTGTGTTGAGTTTAATTCGGTATTAAAGAATCTTACTTGGTCTATTTTGCCATTAAAGTCGGGATTGGCTGGTCTTGTAGCTCCTAAGGTTATTGGTTGATTTGCTCCATCTTTTATTGTGTTACTTCTTGCTGTTGATTCCGCAGCGTTGTTGTTTATATATATATTAGATGTAGTTCCGTTTCTTGTGTAAGCAAGAAATGACCAAGTATTAGTACTTATTGTATTTGTTGATGTTTGTGTAAATACCGCAGAACCGCTATTTTCAATTACTGAAATAGTTCCCGAAGTTGATACAGTAATTCTTATACTTCTTTTAGTTGCTGGTGAATCTGAAGATGTTGAATATTTGCCCAATAAAGTCATTATACTGCTTAATGAAGCGGGATTAATCCACATTGAAATGGTAAAATCTTCAGAGGAAAAATCAAAAGGAGTTGTTGCTGATGCAGGTATTTCAATATAACTACTACTCCCATTAAAAGCAGCACCCTTTCTAATATACCCTGTTATCTTTTGTGTACCACCGTTCCCTGTATAGGTTACAGTTTCAAAGTTTTGTAAAGGGTCAAGTCCTGCTGCTGCTGCAGGTGGTGAAGAGGCTACTATACCTCCTGTTGTAAAAAACTTTTTATTAAATCCCATTAGTCAAGGTTTGGTAAAGAATAAGAAACTACCGCTGCTTTTGTGGTCTTTGCATTAATCTCTGATTCTTTGGTTGCACATTCTGTTCTTAAAGCTGCTCTATCATCTAATATAGATTGAGGTGTGGCTGTACCACCCTCTGAGGCTCTAATAATGTACCAATCCGTTTCTTCTAACTTTCTGTTATAAATACTTTTTAGACTTGCTATTTTACTTTCTTTTAACTCGGCTACTGTTTGTGTCCAAGTTTTATTAATTACAGGGTAAGTAAAAGTACTACTATCTGCATCCCACTCAAGGTCTCCTAACTTTTGAGTTGCTGAATCGTAATCAGGCGTTACTACATCGTAAAAACCTGCTTCCTCCCAATCGGAAGATGATAGTAAATCAAATCCACCAATAACATTACCCCAAGCCTTTGGAATAGTAGTGTATCTTTTTATTGCTCCGTCTATTTGTATTGCTTTCATATCTTATTATTATACTGTTGTGCTTGAAGTGTAAGGTGCTACTGCATAGTGATAAATCTTACTACCACTTGTGTCATCTGTACAAATAATTTGTATTACGTTATCTGTTGACCCATCATAGTTTGTGCTACCTACTTTGTTAAATGTAGAACCTGTTTCTGCTAAAGTAATAGCAAAGTTTCCATTTAATATAATATCTACTACTTGACCTTGTTGAGCATTACTCATTGTTAGGGTAGCTGCATTATCTGCCGTTGCTGTAAAAGTTGCTGCTGAATCAAAGTTGATAGCAAAAGATGAACCTGTACCTAAAGCTGATAATGCTGTGTAAGAGTTAGATAGTTGTTGGTGGTCTATACCATTGTCAGAAACACTTACTGTTACATCTCCTGTTGTTGTATCAACTTCTAATCCTGTACCTCCATCTACACTTGTAATTAAGACATCATCTATAAGAGAAGATAGGTCTAAGGTGAAAGTAGACGTATCACTATTTACAAAAGTTACAGTACCTGCCCCATCAATTGAAGCACTCACTATTGCAGTATCGTCTAAATAAGGAGCTAAGTCTACAGTATCTGTAGTGCCATCAGGTTTTGTTAGCGTTAGCGTATTAGTAGCTAAAGATAAATCAGGCTTTCCATATAGCTCCGTAAAATTATCATTAACCATTCCAAAGGCATCTGCCAATGGAGTTCCTGCACCTGAATCATAGGCTACCGCAGGGTATGTTACTATTGTTTGTTTTGCCATTTTATTTTATTTATAATTGCGTTTTATCTGCTGTAAATTGTGTTGTATCTGCTGTTATATTACCTCCAAAATAGCTAACCATATCTGCTGTAAACGGTGTTACTGGAACAAGTCCCCAACAAGTTGGAGCAGATAAATCGTTGATTGCAAATGTTGACCATTGTTCATCGACACCGAAGGCATCGTTGGTCTCCATATCACAATATACCTTTCCCCAATTTATTTGATTCGCCATCTCTCTTTTTTAAATAACTATTTAATTTAATTTCGTTTTCTTTTTTTGGCTTATAAACCTTCTTCACTTCTTTTATCATAAAACCCACCCAGTAAAGTTTACATCTCTCTCCGGATACATCCCATCATTTTGATTACTTACATATTCAGGGTACAAAGAACTATTGTAGTTCATATGATCCATAAATCTTTGTGTATAGAACTCAGCAGTTTCAGTTGCGTGATTTGCAAGGTTCTTTATCTCAGACTCATTTACAGATGTAGCATTCTCTGAATTATGTTTATATATTCCCCCATTAGATATTTGATATGCTGCATAAGGAATATAAGTCGCTTGAGTATACCAAATAAGCATTGGCTTAATATATTCATTCACTAATGTTTCGTAGTTACCAGATAGGGTATCAGCTATAATTTCCGTCTGTAATTTTTCATACAGTTTAGTACCTAAGAACTGTTGTATCTCAGTATCCTGGGCCACCTCAACAAATTGAATTAATTTATCAGCATCGAGATTACCGTCAAATATTGATTTTCTCTTTAGCTCTTTTAATGTTATAAATAATGCTTTCATATTATTCTTCCTCGTTAGGTTCTACTATCTCTTCTTCAACCTCTATGTTTAATAACTCTTCCTCTTCATCTACTTTTTGACTAGATAACTTCTCACCAGTCTCCTCTTCTCTCTTAATCTTAGTTGCAATATTATCAAGCTCTGTGAACTCAATTGGTTGAAGAGTAGTGAAGTACAAGTCTAGCATTATACCGTTGAAGGAAAGTAATTCTTTGAATGCATCAATAAGTAAAGTCTGGAATGGTCTAATAACAATATTATCCATAAGGATAGAAGCAGTTCTAAGTTCTTCAGCATTATTACCAAATCCAGTATTATCTTTTATACCCAATAGAATAGGTGAAACAACACCGTGACCTATCATAATCTTCTCTCTACTTTCTTTAGCTAAGAACTCATATTGAGCGTGAGCATCCGGTAGGTGTATAGGTTCAACCGTAGACTGATCCTCTGAACTTTCATTAAAAGCTAGTATAAATCTACCTGCATTAGAAGACCCACTGAATTTATCATATATCTTTCTTTCGATTCTTTCTTGAATCTCATCAGAAGGAATACCATTATTAAAGTTCAATAACAAAGAAGGTTGTAATCCATTCTTAATATTGTTTAGGTGATAGTTTGACACCTCTTCCTCTAAAGAACAATACTGTAAACATCCTTGATAATCTACAGGGGAATAATAATAGAACCCTGCTCTGTACGGTTTAACGCAGTATATTTCAATCTTCTCTGACCTACTACCGTTCTTGTATGAAGGTATTCTTTTAGGCTTGTCAGAGGGCTTTATATTGGCCCAATCAGGGTGATAATAATAACCTTTTACTTTACCATCTTTAGCCTTCTCAGCTCTTAATGTTTCCATAGGGAAATGATAAAGACCTGCAATTTCTTTCTTACCGGTTTTATAGACAACCTGGATAGCAGCTTGACCTAGCATCTTAAGGTCATTGACCATCTTCTTTACGTCACTCGGTCTAAGAACACTTTGCATCTTACCGAACATCTCAGGCTTCTCTGTTGAGTCTGTTGCGTTTAGTCCTCTACCATAAACCATATCAACAATACCATTGATACATCTTGAGTTTGTAGGACTACCTAAATATCTCTCTATAAGTTCAGCGAAATAATCATTATTGTCACCGTACTCAACCCAATCATTTCTAGTGTTCTCCTTGATGCTTGGGATTTCATAGCCAGATAAGTTCAAAACCCTCATACTGTTTTTAACCTCCTTAGGGGCTTGTATTTTTCTAGCTGATCTAATATTTTTTCGACTCATATTATTATATATTGTTGCTCTTCGGTTTCGGAATCGTGCTGATTATATTCATCAGTATTTAAAGTATGTGATATTGTAGTATCCGTTTTAGAAGTGCAATAAACCTTGTCTCTGTAAAGTAAAGTATCACCTTGCTTGATTTCTATAGAATAAGAACTTTCCTCAGATAGAATACTAAAAGTACATTCTATATCTAAAAAGTTACCGTTTATAGTAGACGTTAAGGCCTCTAATGTTTCTGTCTTTCTAGTACCGTCTTCCCTAATTGATAACTCTAAATCACTAGCCTCAGTATATTCTCTAGGAACAATACTTATGGTCTGAGCATCTGTATTTGGTAATAACCTTATCATATAAGTATAACTAAATAACTTGATTTCTGTTCAAAAAAAAAGGGTTACATCTCTGCAACCCCTTTAGTTATCAAATGAATACTATTAAGAGTTAGTTCCCTCTGTAACAGTAACTGTTGAAGTTAATCCTCCAAAAGGACTTCCGCTAACAGCACCTTCTAAGAAATTAGCAGGTAAAACTTCCATACCCGACAATGTCAAAGTATATCCTGATAAATCTCCCATAGCAGCACCAGTTACGATTGTTCCTCCAGACACATCAGCTCCGTGCTCTGCACCCATAAGGAATGCATTCCCATTATAGTCCTCTACAACAACGTGAGGTCTACCGTAAGCTAATAACTTAATTTCCTTATGATCTTCTTTAGTAAGTTTCTTAAGTGTTAAGTTTAGCGTTTGCTCAAAGAATGTTGTACCATTCTCTCTTGAAGCAGTAATAGTTTGCTCAAAGCTACTATTACCTTTCAATTCATATTTATAGGCAGTTACAGCACCCAAGTCATCAATGACATCTGTATCGGTATCGTCGTAAGAAATAGTAATATCTCCATAGTCAATGAAGTATATTGCGTTCAGTCCTCCAACTACGTCTTTACAGGGTTCTTTTCTACCTTTAGTTAAATCACAAGCCATATTATAAGGTATTAAAAAAGGGTAGGTAGGCTTTTCGGCTTACCCACCCTTAATATTTATTAATTATTGTTTATTAGTCGTTAGCAGAGTTAGTGATACCGTAAGTTACGATGTCATCAACAATACCATACTGTACACCTGCTGTAAATCTCATTACGACTCTTACGTTTTGAGAACCATCTAGGTCAGCCATATCGATAACTTTAACTTCGTTGTGGTCAGATAATAGACCAGTACCGAAGAATAAGTTAGACTTCTCAGCAGCTACAGCAGTATCAGAAGCTAGTCCATTAGCAACAAAGATTTTCACTCCGTCAAAAGATAATGAACCGTTATTCCACCACTGAGTACCCATTGCATTTGTACCGGCAGCACCTAGTCCGCTAGAACCAAATCCACCTAAAGCTCTTACATAAGCTCTAGCAATGTTTTGAGATACATAGATGTTTAAGTCTTCAGCACCGTAAAGAGCAGAAGGAACAGCGTCTACGATTTTACCTAACTCAGTGATTACGTTTCCTGCAGTAACTGAAGTACCTGAAACCTCATTTGCTTGTGGTAAAGCAGCGTCAGCAGCTAAGATAGTAGATAGTCCGTTGAACTGTCCATTTGTAGAAGTATCTCCTGCCCAGATAGACTGCTCAGTTCTTTGAGCAACTTTAGCTGCAACGTGTGCAATTAAGAAGTCAGAGAATTTAGAAGGCATATCGCTGTGAGCGGAAAAGCCCATAGAAAGTGCTTCCCAGTCAGAGATAAAGTCTTTCTTACATAATTGTAGGTTAACTTGTTGCTCTTCTGGTTGAAGAATTCTTTCAGTAAGTGTAACAGTTGAAGTAGGATCAAAATCACAAGTTGCATCCTTAACGATATCGTCAGTAGCCACTTTTTTGATAACCTCTTTTAACTTTACATTCGGTTTTACAGTAATACCACCGTTAGCGATAGTAGAACCTTCGAGTAGAGCAGCAGCGATATATTCACCTGCGAACTCTCCTGCGTAAGTAGTAGTAATTGATGTAGTTGTTGCCATTTTTGGTAATTTAGATAATTGTGTTTATTATTTATTTAATCTTGCTAAAACTCTATCAAGAGTAGTTGCAGGTGCGTTTTGAGAATATAAATGTAAATTCTTACTCTCTGTTGCGTTCTCTGGGCTGTGAGTTAAAGGAGATTCATCAGCAGATAGTTCTTGAGGAACTTCTTGCTTAGACTCTTCTTTAGCCTCTAATTGACCCATTAGTTTTTCGACCATTGCCTTAACTTCCGCTAACTCTTCTTTAGTGGCATAAGACATTTCAGATTTAGGCTCCATAGCCTCAACCTCCTCAGAAGCCTCCACTTCAGGAGCTTCCTCTAACTGTACCTCTTCTTCTGTAACTTCTTCAGTGGCAGCCTCAAGTTGTACTTCTTCTTGTACATCTTCCTGCACTTCTTGTTGTACAGCTTCTTGAGTTTCCACCTCTTCAGTTGAAGACAAAAGCACGTCCTTTAGTTTAGAAACGATTTCTGTTGCTTTCATAAAAATTGATGTTTATAATTATTACTGATTAAAAATATATTGTTGTATTTTCAAGTGCCGTCACCAGTCACATTACCAACTCCTTGAGCCTGTAAAGAACCATCACAACATTTTCTTGAATACGTTTTACCATCCTTGCAAAGACAGCCTCTGCTACCACCCTTAGGTGAAGAATAGCTTGGTGTAGCTTTCATTCTTTTTTTCATTATCCTGCGTTTTGTGTACGTTGTATAAAGAATATAATATCCCATATTTTAGAATCTCCACCATTTGAAGTTATTTTAGGAGTTAGACCATTTGCCAAAGCATTTGCATCTAAATAATACTGAAACATTATATGGGAGTTTTGTGTTACATCGTTTCCTTTGTAAAACCCTAAAGCCATATTAATTCTATCGTAATCATCAGCACCTGTAAGTTTAAAATCTATATGGGTTTGATTTGCGTTTGCTGCTGACTTCTTATATACAACAGTAACCATATAAACATCATTCTCATTTAACCCCACAAACTTTTGATTGGATACATCGTAAAAGTCTAAAGTTGAATGACTCCTGGTTATGATACCGCCATTGTTAGGTAATGTAACTTCAACACCATCTGTTAAAACTAATTTACCAGAATCTCCCTCTCCTTCGCCATTATAAAATGTATCATCATATCTAGCCCAACCCAAATTAGCTGCACCCGTTTGTGGATATACAATTACATTTTCATCATTATGACCCATATAAAGTGCTGAGTCAGTGCGTAGCATTGCACCATTCTCTATATTCACTGAAGATACCTCTGCTTCTGTGGTATCTTGAACGTGAACTCTGTACGAGGTGTTTTTAGTTGTTGGCATTATTTTTTATTAGATTTAGGGTGTTTCTTTGGTAATAAATCGTAATCAGTTGTGTACTTAGCATTCTGAGGTCTACCATTCTTTAGTAAATAAAGGAAAGCATTGACTCTAGCAAATGCCCACTGTGAAGCAGACTTTACTTGAGGTGACCTACTAGTGTTAAATGCACCTAAGCCTCTTTGAAATACACTCGCCAAAGCACCAACAGTTGCACCATAACCTAGTTTCTCTTTGTATCTTTTATTAAACTCATCAGCCTTATTCTGAAGTGTTGCTCTATCCTTAGCAGAAACCTTTGCACCGGTCTTTCCACTAGCATCACCTTTTGCACTACCCTTACCTTTTGGATTAGGGTTCTTTGTATCTGACTTAGGTGCTTTAGGTGAAGACTTGATACCACCTTTTGGACCTACTTCAGCAGCCTCAATACCTTTTATCTTAGACTCAGTCCAATTAAGCATACTTTTACCACCCCATAGAAGATAACTGATAGTTCCACAAGCCTCAGGCTTACTAGGATCATAATATTCAGCAGCTCTACTTAGGTAAGAGTAAATTCTCTTCAGAGTTGGTAAAGTAAACTTCTCACCTCTAGCTAATTGCTGTCCTCTAACCTTACCTACCTGGGTAGCACATTTATTACCTAGTTCTTTGTTCCTTTTAATACCTAATTTAGCATTATTAGATGCAGATTCTGGGTATCCACCATAAGACTCTAACTCAACTTCTTCAGATAGGCTTTCTAAGGCTTCTAGGAGCTCGTATTCGGCATTTAATTCATCTAGACACTCAGAACACATTTGTTCGGGTAAAGACTCCTTAGGGCCGTCCATTTTGTCCGCAAAATACCCCTCTATAGAGAATCCTTTCACTTCACCTGCCTTAACTTGATTCCAAACGTCATCATTGTTAACTTTTACAGATACCATCCAGGTTCCTACAGGTAAATCAAAGTCATATTTTCTAGATTTATCCTTTTTTTCGTCTTCTATAATCCAAGACTCGACTACAGACATCCCTTCGAGCTCTACATTATGTTCTAGAGTACTATTATTTTGATTACCCTTCATTAAGAACAATTCAGAAGCCTTTCTGACGGTATCTTCAGAGAAAAATATGTAATATTCCTCTTCACCACTGTTTCTATATATCTTTTTGTTAGGAATTAGGGCTGCACCCATCAAAATCCTCTTCTCTTTATCAACTTCAGCAAGTTTTACTTCCTTATGCTCTTTTAGAGCGATAAAATCCTCTTCAATAGCCGGATTTTCTACAACTGAGATAGCTTCAATACCACTAAACTCATTTTCTTCGTCTATAATAAGTTCTATAATGCGTTCCATATATAATTAACTATTTATTATTGATACGTTCTATATTTTATCCTAAAGACCTATTGAAATCAATGGTTCTATCCAATTCCTCAGCATCTTTTATGTCTTTATTGACTACAAATGCTCTTAATGGCTGTGTTTGCTGTCTAGATACAGATTGTGCTAATTGTGATTCGGGTGAAGCACCAACTACATTGAAATCGGGGGCTTCAACACCTAATCCACCGCCTCCGCCTGTTGATGGAGCACCTAATGCAGATAATGCTGCATTGGCTTTTTTCCTTGCTGCCACAATTGAAGCAATCAAACCTCCTATCGTTATTGCAAAAGTAGCTAACCCTAAAGGACCACCTTGAGCTGCAAAAGTTCCTGCAGACATTTGTGCTTTACCTATCTGTGTTATACCTTCTGCGGTTATTGTTGTTATCTTATCTGCTAATTCTCTCTTTCTTGCAGCAATCTCAAACTTGAATTTCATTATTTCTTCAGCGATAAGTAGGGATTGTTTTATGGTAAACAAATCTCTTTCAGACTTAATTTTCCTCTCTTGAGCTTTTATCTCTCTTTTCTCTATATCAGCTATTGCTTCTCTTTGTTGTGAAGCGGTTAATTTACCAGAATGAAGGGCATAATCTCTTTCTCTAGCCAAAGCCTCCATTCTAGCGTCGTGATAAGACATTATAGTTGTGCTTACATAGTCTAAAGACTGTTGAGTGGCTTTAAACAATTTACTTACATCTTTAGCTTGTTCTTTTATAAATGCAAGTCCATTTTTTAAAGACTCTTGAGTTCTCTTTACTACTGAATCATATTCTCTTCCTATATCATTTAATATTCCAGAAACATCTTCGGCTACTATTTCAATATCCTTATCCTCTGGAATGATGCTTTTTACTAGAGGTGTTTCGCCCTCACCTCTCAGTTCCCTTATTTTTTCAAGCAAGGTTTCTATTCTCTTCTCTAGAACAGTATACTGATCTGCCGTAGTTGCTGTTTGAGTTTGAGCGTCTCTTAATATCTTTATCTGATTATTGTAATCAGCTATAGTTTTAAGTATTAATTCAGAAGTTTTCTCTTGTTCCTTGTTGGAGTTTTTGGTGTTTTTTGTAAATTCTCCCTCTAATTCTGATCTTCTTAAGATTAGTTTGAATAATTTTTCTTCTAAAGGAATTCTTGCATCAACATCAGCCTTTATCTGTTCTTGGGTTAATGTTATTTCTTTTTGTAAATCTTGATACTCCATAAATCTATATATTAATTTTTGTATAGATTCTGGTGTTTTATCTTCTAAACTCTCAAGGGCTGTTCTGAATTGACTAAATTCACTAGACAATACCTTTACAGTTTGTTCTAAAGCCTTTCCTGTTACATTGTATTTATTTATTCTTTTAGCTAGAACATCAAACATCAATTGCTGCTCGTCTAACGCTTCTGTTAAATTCCTGGTTGATTCTGCTGCCGCATCTTGCTCCATTGAAAACCTCTCAAGAAGTGCAATTACAGCTTGAAAGGCTAATATTATACCCATTGGACCCATTAATTGAGTGCCCAGTATAGACAATGCCTTTCTAAAATTACCGGCCTTTCCTATGAGGGTAATAAATAAGGTAGACAACTGAGATAAGTTGTTCGCCATACCTCTAATTCCATAATTAGAATCAGATATCGTTCTACCAAATTCAGTTAAAGTAGCACCTGCCAATCCAGAAGTAGCTATTAAGTCAACATTCTTCTTATTGAAAGAATCTGTTGATGTTGCTGCAGACTTAACCTTTTGTTCTAAATCACTAAAAGAACTCTTTATTCCATCAATCTTGATTTTTCCCTTATTATCTATATCGATAACAAAAGTTAATTTACTTTGTTTATTAGCCATTTGCTCTTCTCTTTACAGATTCCTTAAATTCTTTAAATTTCGTAGGGGCTTTATATTTACCCTTAGCTATATCTATTATAGGATCAACCCCATAAAAATCATCAGCCTTCAATAAGTCTATCACTTCTCTTATCATTGTACTATCTCATTTGAAAATATATTCAACAATTCTAATTCGGACTCTCCGGTCATTAGGTTAGTAGTTATTGAGTTGATTCTAAATATCTTATCCCTAATCTTTATCTGGTCATTCAGTCTATAGTTTATGATAATGTTTGGTGGTAAGAATGCTCTAATCTTAAACATTCTTTTGCGAGGGTCAAATACACCTTCTACATAAGACTTGTAGAATACATAATACAATGATTGAGACTCCAACTCATCATACGGAGGCTCTAGTTCAGAATAGTTTATTCCTTGCCATTCGTCAACTTCAGCATCAAAATTCAATGTGTGTGCCGGTGGTGTTGTCGAATTACCATCCTCATTGCTATTGGACGGCCTCCAATATGTTTGTATACCCTCGCCTTCACTACTATATGGAGCTGTAACCCAATTTATTTTTTTGTTTGAACTTGTGTCTTCTGATATAGCGTAAAAAAGCAATGGTGCTATAGTTGTAGAATCATAATCTCCTACGGGTGGTACGTTTGGTGAGACTCCTGCGGTATAATTGAATTCACCAGTTGCACAATAGCCCCAAGCAATGTTAGTATCTCTAGTGTTTGGTGAAGACACTGCATTTAAGTCTAATAACCTTTCGTATTTAAAATGAGAGAACGGTAGTTGTATATCGTATTTACTACCTCTATCAATAGTATATTCTCCTGTAGTTTCATTTTTGGTACCTTCTCTAACATTAAACTCAGCGTCACCGAAGACTTCGTTGAATTGATCAAAATGATTATTTTTTAATACAATGTCAGTCTCTTGATAATTAAAATTAATATCAGTGAATGGTAGGGTGGAATTAACCGTGTGTTGAGATGCATCTACATATTTCTCTATCTCTATAAGCCCACCTAATTTATTATTTACAGCATCAGCATAAAAATTGTCTAATGTATCTACATATATTGTAGGCCTATCATTTAAATTGTAGTCACTATCATCTTCATCATCAATATAGTATGCTGTTAAATTAAACATCTTGAACAGTCCTGTCAAAAAGTCAATTACCTTAATCTTTGGTAGTATATTAAATTCAGTTGATAGTAAGTCCACCGAAAAAGACATTGACTGATCAGTTACAGTGTAAGCCTCTTTCTCAGTTACTAGGGAGCCGTTAGGTGCTTTTGCAAATTCTATTGTTGAATCAAACACTAAGGATTCTCTAGATAAATATTCTATCTTATATCGTTTAACAGTTCCGGCAGGCACCGAAGTATCCATAATCTCAACACCGTCTGCCGTAGTAACACCTCCAATATACTCTTGACTATTGAGTTCTTTAACATCTCCACCAACAACAACATCTCCATTAGCATCAACTTCTGTAAACCTAACAGTAAACAAACCGTCTTGATCACCTGTATCTGTTTCCACTAATATTAAATATGCAGCAGTTGAACCTACCTTAGTAATTTCAGCAATTCCGTTTTCAAATGTCACTTCTGTTATTTCATCTGAAGTATTATCAAATGTATATCCAGTACAATCAAAAGTAAAGTTTTGTATCTTTTCGTCATCTTGACTATCAAATTCATCCTTTACCCCATTAATCCACATATATAAATTGTAGAATGCAGGATTTTCAGGAGTACCATTCTCTAATTCTGCCGTAAAGAAATCTCTAGTGAAAGATATACCATATTCCTCCTCTATAGCCTCTATAATATGCATCACCCTTATTGCAGGCTTAAGGTCGGTGAATTCTAATCCTCTTATTGCACTTGGAGGGGTTGCGTGGTATAAATTGCCACTAGTGTCATCAGTAAATGGTATTGATCCAGAATGATAGAATAATCTTTTCTTTGAAGTTATAAGTGGATATATAATGGAGTCCGTCTGACTGTTTAAGTCTAGTCCATCAGTAAAACCATCCTTTACTACATCATTTTTGTATTCGTGATTGTAATTAGATAAGTAATCTAAATCCGTCAATTCATCATCACCTAATAAGTCCTTTAATGATACTGTATTCCCGTAGAAGATAATTTCATAAGCATACGCTTTATTATTCCTCATCTTAACACTGTTCAAGAATATCTTACCCTCTCTGAACGGGGCATAGTTTATATGTATCTTAGCTTTTTTCTTTTTCCTGGTGTCAAAAGCGTTGCCAGTGATGTTATAGTTATAGAAGTGTCTAAAAATCTTGTTGTTGGTTTCAGATGCAGGTACAGTGAAAGGCATAGAGAAGTCAGTGAATACTTTGCCGATATCTTTAACATCTTGTATTGTTGAGGTCAGTTGTACTGTCTCATTATCAAACATATCAACCAGTGGATAATCACCATTATTATCCTCAATATATAACTGAAGTCTTTGCATTATCTAACTGAGTTTAGTTCACTGAAAGCGTAATCAAACCTTACAGTGAAGTTCAATAACTTGTCATATCTATCATCTTTATAATCTATAGTATTGTCTGTAGGTGTTACCGGATAAACTTTATTGTCTTCGTGAATCCATACATATTCAGATTGCATCATTTGCTGAATAACTTCATTATAGTCACTACATAAGAATCCTGTGTTTAAGACTAAGGATTTCTCTGACTCTACATTGTGAGTTTTATCTGTAGGTGAATATGTAGGGTAGAACTTACTAGTCGCAGTCGATTGCACTGTGTTTATCTTATACTGTTCTCTAGTTACATTAGCACTCTCTTTTCTTCTACCAAAGAACCATATATCTTGCAACGCACCAAACTTATTTAAGAAGGTAACTTTGTAAGGGGTGTTCCTACACTCTTCAATATAAGTTACGGTTAGTGTAATGGTTTCATTCGTTTCGGTTGTTATAACCACAGTTTCTGTACCTACTGGAGCAGTTGTGCCTGATTGTATTGCTGAAGAATTACTACTCATCAATGAGGTAGCATCAGCCTTAATAAATGTAGTGTCTGCTCTATAATCTGTTGTGTCTGCAGTTAAAGGTGTGATTGTTTTACCAAATGTTTGACTACTTAATAAATCACTTCCTCTATAAAATTCTACACTATATAATTCATTTTCTTTATATAATGGCACTCTAACCTTCTCACCACTCTTCCAATAAACACAAGTGTTTGACTGTTGCAAGGGTGAGGTTAGTTGAGGGTTTATCTCATCTTCAAAATAACCATATCCGTGAGTTACAAGTCTAGTGCCTGAGTTTATTGTATCAGGTGCATCCCCAGTAAAACTATTTGTTATCTTCCAAGATGCCCAAGAGACTAAATCAGCAGTACCATAATTACCATCAAAAGAAACAGTAACGTAATCCTTTATCAATTCAGATATTTCAAATAATATAGTTTCTTCGCCAGGGATTTTAGTTTTGGTTATGGTATATTGAGGGTCTCCAGTATAAGAATTTATCTGACCTGTATATATCCAAAGTTCAAGTTTTGCTGATGATAATGCCATAATTATATATTAAATCCGTATCCTCTTAGTGCTTCAATAATCAAGTCGTGATAGTAAGCTGAATCTCCTGTTTGAAGAACTGGCTGAACAACAGAAACCTCAGACCTGTCAGAAAGACCTTTAGAGCCATCAAATCCTTCATCTCCGCTAAAAATATTGTTAATGAAATAAGTTTCATAATTGGGATAATTTCTTGCATTAAATACTGTTAAGAAGTAATCCCCATAGTTTTTACTCTCTAGGAATGTTCTGAAATTTGCTAAATCCGAATCGTAAATAGCATTTGCTGTGGTATAATCACTAACCCTGTTTACAAATAATAGGTCTCTTTGGTCATCTTGATAATTTATTTCATCTCCAGAAACTTCATTTGTAAAGTATAAGAATATCTGTTTGCTAGAGTCTGAATTCCTTATTGGAGTACTAGACAGCTTTAAGAAGTCCTCTTTATTGCTTGAGAAATAATCATTATCAATTGCGTGGTCTTGAGATTTTACTACTTGAACTCTTTTGTTATATTCTGTAATATCGTTATTATAATATGTTAATAATGTATTCTTTAGTTCATTATCAGCCATTTTTAATAATCTATCAAGAATAGTCCCCATAGAGCCAGAGCTATCAAATACTATTGTTATTTCTGTTTTACCATCAATCGTTTGTTCAGGCTGACCTAAATCAAAACTCTGACCACCCTCTTCAATAGTACCAGTACCACTTGTTATAGATACAGTATCTTCTTGAGCTGAAATTAATTCTGTTTCTCCTTCCTCTAACGTAATATCTATAGTATCTCCATTTACATCAGTATAAGTGAAGTCAGTAGTGCCTCCTGCTGTATTACTTTTTACTGTATAAAATTTAGTAATTGTTTCTTCTACATCTGGGCAATTAAGTCTAAATGAATAAGCATCATTACCTTCACTCATACCAGTTGAAGCTGTTAAAGTAACTTGTGTTGGTGTTGCAGCAGATTTATTTATTGTTAGTGTTGTAGGTTGTGCCTTTGTTGTTGGGTCTCCTGTATTGTCAGTTCCAAAGAATGTACCAGAAAAGTCAGAGTGTCCTATATAACCAGTAGAAACAGTTGCACCATTCCAACTCATATCGAATATAACTGGTAGATTTTGATTATTCCCACTAGTTAAAAACTCAATTTCTACATCACCTATCTTATTACCTACACCTACTAGATTATAAGTTTTAGTTCCAATAAATGAACCTTCGTTTATTACATCACCACATTCAACATCTAAATCTGTATTTGTAGTTTGTTCTGGTATCTCTTGCCAGTTAATAGTGATTTGTGCAATACCTACATCCCCATCATCATCTGTAACTGTTACGTTGAATATTTTAGACTGAACCTCACTGCTTGAGACATCTATAGATACTGAAGTCTGTGGAGTGCTAGTACCACCCCATAAATATGACACTATAGTCCCATCACTATCCGTAGCTACCGCAGTTAAGGTAACTGTGTCCCCTGCATAAGGTGTTGTATTACTAGCGGTAATAGTTACCGTAGGTGGTATATTAGTAGGTGGGTCTGGTACTTCAGGTGTCTCAGGAATTGTAGGTTCTGTAGGGTTTGCCTCAATATAGTATGGACTCCTAGTATTTATTCTAACATCACTCATTTAACTTCCTTTATAATATAACTGTGTTTTACTAAAGTGTAACCTTAACTCTTCTTAGCTGAAGGAGTGGCCTCGTGTATTTCTTCTTGTATTTGTTTTTGATATGCTTCGGTAAGTTCTTTTGTTATACTTGGTTCAAATCGATCTATAACTCCATCTATGAATCTAACTGGCTTTATACCATTTTCTTTTATAGACCTACCTATTATAAATGTGAGATCTCTTATGGTTAATGGTTTTTTGCTTGATGTTTTTTGGGGTTCAATGCCTTTTCTCTCAATCCAATCTCGTAAGTTAAGCATTGGCGGTTTACCTGGCATTTTACCAGGATTTCTTCCGTAATTAACATTGATACCGTATTCATTCATATAGATACCAAAACCATCCCGACCTCTTAGTTTCCTACCAACAATACTCTTCTCCAAATCACTACCAGGCTTATTTAGCTCCCTCTTTAATTCAGCGACTAGTATTTTCTTGTATTTATCAAGAACCTTTGCTGTATACTTTTTCTTAGCCATTATTCTTCAGGGGGGCAAATAGTGTGTTCGTTATTAGCCATCTCAATATCTATTGTGGCTGCCCAACCGGCTAACTGATTCTCAAAGTTATCTATAAATGGTGAAGCGGTTATGTCAGTGTTTATTTGTAGTTTATCACTAAACAGCTCACCCCTCCTCAACTCTTGCTGTATGTCATTTACAACTTGTAATTGAGTGTTTAATATATCTTGTAGATTGTCATTACCGTAGATGAGGTCTTCGTCAGTTAGATCATTAGTCTTATCAACTACATCTAAGCAAAATACTTGTATAGTAGCGGTTATGATATGTGGTGAGAATACGACATCCCCCATTGATATATGGGATAGTGGATAGATAGTTGTTTTGTCCAAATCAACCTCCAATATATCCCCGAAGGTGACTGTATTAGTAATTCCATTCTCTTTGAGTTTGTCGTTTAGCTTTTGTATTACGGTGTATACTTGTCTCATTTAGTCTTTTGTTTTATCATTTTAGCCTCTAAGTCATTCTTCTCCTTCTCAAACTCTAACCAGGTTAGACATTCGGAAGCTGATAGTTTTGTAATCTCTTTAAATTTTGTGACATCTCCTCTAGCGATTGCGTATATTGATTGATACCATCCCCATTTTGCTCCAAATCCTTTATTAGTTCCGGGTCCTTCTTCAACTTCTGCGTCAAAGAGTCCAGTAAATAACTCGACAAAACGTTCCCTAAACGATAAAAAAAAACAACTGCACCTAAAGCTACATTTACCGGAGCATCCTTCATTACCTCAGCATACTTATCTGAACCTTCATAGTCCTCTATCAAATACAAATCCCCTTTACGGAATGTTATTGGTCTATATAGCACCGCCATTGCCTTATGTATCTCCTGCCAATCACCTATATAATTATCTAAGTCAATAAACTCACCTAGACTAATATCATCTAGCTTAGGGATGAACCCGAAGGTTACACTATCCCCTTTTGGGTCGGTTAATGTAAAGTCCCTTTGCAATGGAGTATCCTCCTTAAATATCTCTACAATGTGGTTTATGATAAATGAAAACTCTGCTAGTGGTAATTTATAAGCCTCCTTCATTGTCACCCCACAGAATATCTCTAATACCTTTAGATTAATAAACTCTGTATCTTCAGCATCCTCATTACCTTCCATAACTTTTAGATACTTCTGATACTGCTGTAGTGTGATAGCGGATAATTCTTTGGGTACTTCTAAAGTAAACTTTTGACTCATACCTATATAACTAAACAATAACTGTTCTGTACTAGAATGCAAAATAAAACACTTTGTAAATATTCAGTTATATCTATAGATAATCAATAGGGGCTCCTACAGAGACCCCTAAACCTTTAACTAGACCTTAGATTATCACAACGCTTTTATTCAGAGAAGGGTAAATACATTCTTTTTTCAAATCATCCTTTTTATTTAAAATACTTTTATTATATTTGATACAGAATATGTAACCGACCAAAGTTTATATTCTTAGTTTTTAGTTATTTGCAAAGCCTCCTGTTTTAGCTCTTTCAGGGGGCTTTTTCAATACCCCTTGATTTTTTTATTATATTTATATTATGAAATCAAAATATCCAGATAAATATTGCAATAATTGTAATGAAGTTACAGAAAGATATGCTGTAGGCAATTGTAAAAAATGCGTTAAAGAAAATAGATTGAAATTTATTGAAAAGAATGAAGCATTAAATTTGTTTGCTAAAGCTAAAAAAGATGCAGGTAGGCCTTTATTCAGTAAAGAGTCTTATAAAAAGATTACTATTAAATCTGTAATTAGGGATATTAAACGAAATAGAAATTGTTTTTTATATTTTCTACTTAATAAAAATGTTTTAGTATATGTAGGAAAAAGTAACAGCAATATATTAAACAGAATTAATGAGCATATAAAAGATAAGGATTTCGATTCTGTATATTATATAGCCTTAAGTTCAGATAATCTTTTAGACGAATATGAAAAAAAATATATTATAAAATACAAACCTAAGTATAATAAAACAGTTTATTTTAGAGATGTTAAAGTAAATATATTAGATTTAAAAACACTTGAAGTTTATAATTGGAGTAAGAATGAACTTGTGGAAAATACAGGATGTGCCTTAACCACCGCAGATGCATTATTTTGCGGTAGAAGTAAAAAAGTTTATAATAGATATATTTTAGAGGCTAATAGGGAAAATCAACACACTTTCAAATACATACTAGACACAAAAACAAATGAAATAGAAAGACATTCTATAATAACTCTTTCTGATAAATTAGGTGTTAGGCAAAATAGTTTATGGTACTTCTTTAATGGTATAACAAAATCGTATTCTAAAAAAAGATATGTACTGCACAATCCCAAAAGTTGATGAAATTTTAACACTCAATACCTCAACCTACCCCACCTTCATTTTACGATGATTTTTTAACACCTCTTACCTCAACCTACTAGCAATTCATATCACGTCAATAGAGCCGTTTTAAGGCGTTATCTCGGGTTATTGCATATAATACCTCCCAGGATTAGAGAAAGTCTGTTAGAGGGGCTGAAAAAGAAGCCTTCGGCACTACCTTTTTAAATACTTACATTCATTTTCAATTCATTAATAAAATATAGGTACAAAAAAATACCCCCTAGAAAATTAATCCTAGAGGGTAAACAAACAAAAACCAAATTGAAAAAAGTGCTTTTATTCTTTAGTGTTTAGTTTGTCGAATTGGTCAAATGATATCCTTTTACTAAAGCCGTTTTGATTTGATATATAAAACTTGTTGTCAAGTTCAACAGTGTAAAAACTTTGTGCTAGTCTCTTAATATATTTCATTGTGTTTTATCTTTTATTTCGGGTAAACCGTATTCGTTTAAACTTATTGCCATATCTAAATAAAAACCGCAATAGGAGCATAAAAAATTGTCCCTTTCGTTTTCTTTATTGCAACAGCTACAAATATTTTCCATTTTCTTTAGTTTTATATATTGTTACTATTTGCTCATTTGTTGAGTTATCTATATAATATGTATGCTTATCAATTATTATATATAAACTTTTTTCGCTCCTTATATCTATTTTCATTTTAGTATTTGTTTAAGGTTCCAAATTTATTGTATCTATTATCAAGTGAAAGGAATAGTTTTTCTTTTTTACTTTCCCTTTTATCTTTTATATAATTTATGTATTCTTTATCAATTATTATTTTCATTTTATTAAAGTTTAATTAATTGTTTTTTTCTTTGTTCTATTGGGGCCGTCACTACAAAGCCGCTTTTGTCTTTGCGTGCGTCACCTTTTGCCCTTAGGCCCAGGACAACGTTTCTATTGTATACCATTATAAGGTCCGACGTGTCCCCGTCAATAACTTTAAAGCCCCGCCAATAATTAGGGAGCTCCCCGTTAAAAACTATTGAAACGTTTGAACCGTCGTTTAAAGCTGCAATAGCCGCGGACTCGTTATCTTCAGCCCTACTAAAAGTCAAAAAATAGTTAGGGTGGCCTTTATACTTTTTTACTTTACCTAAAATTTTAGTGTAGTCATAAAAAATTGCAAAGGGCTGCAAATCTTTAATATTTAAATTAGCATATTTTTTGAGCAATGCTACAAAATCTTGGTCACTGGTCCCATTTAATCTAAAGGCTATTTTTTCCCCTATCTTTTCAGCTTTTGCCGTTTCCCTTACTATTTCTTTTGCGAGCTGTTTAATAAATAAACTTTTATTATAAATAAAGTAATTTGTCTTATTAATTCTAGAGCTCTGTACATTTGAGAATTTACCGCGGCCCGCTGTAAATAAGCAAGCAGCAGCACAGCCTTTTGAGGCCATTGGACAAAGGTTTATTTTCTTTGCGTTTTGGTTATATGGGGCAAGGTATAAAATAAACGTCTTTAAACTATTCTTTTTAGTTTTGGCGTTTGTTATTCCTTTGCTTAAAAGGTTTTTTGGAATAGTGTACTTTTTCATTTTAGTAATTTTTTAATTTCCGATAAGACGGCTATGAATTGCTCGTCTGTTTGTGTTAATTCGTCAATATGTTCATAAATTGAGTCGACTATATTTTCAGCTACTCTTTTGGTAATTTCTCTGTTTTTCATTTTAATATAGTTTTATTTAGTTCCTTAATGTTTTTTATACTTTCATCAATTACCAGATCCGAGACCCAATACTTGATGCCGTCAACCTGGACCCAAATAACTGTACTTAAATTAATAAACCTTTTTGCTTTATTAATATCGTCAACCTTTTTGCTAAGTTCCATATCAAGAACCGGTAAAAGGTTTTTAGCAATAGGGTCAAAACTAAGCCCGATACCTTTATTACCTTTTTTAACTCCGGTACGGGCTGTAATTGTGCGGGGCGTCCCGTCCTTTTTAATGAATTGAGCTGTAAATATTTTGCCTGAATTCATTTCTTTAAGTATTTCTTTTGCTGTTTTCATTTTGATAAAGTTTAAAATAGTTAATAATTAAAGGCCCCAGGAACCGGAAGAAAATCCGCCCTGAATTAAACCGTTATAAAATACAATTGCAACAAGGCAACCGATAACGGCAAAGATTAAAATTTTGGTCAATGGCCCGTCAATAAAGTTTAGGATTTTATCCTCTGTTTGTGTTTGTGTTTGTGTATTCATAATTTAGTTTTTATTGTTATTCAATACAAATATAAACAATTTTGTTAATATCCAACAAATAAAGAAAAAATATTTTCCTTTATATAATTAAGGTACGCACGCGAATAATAAAAACTTTTTTATTGTGCAAGCCTTAACACAGTTTTTTTTGGTTCAATAGTTTCCAAAGTTTACCAAATGAAAACTCAAAAAATATCAACCTTGATTGTATCAACAACAATTGTAGTGACAACATTTGTAGTGACAACAGTTGTAGGTACAACAGTGAGAACCGAACCTACTGCGTTTAAGAACCTACTGCGTTTAAGAAGGTGGTTTGTGGAAACACAACCTACTGCGTTCAAGAGGGTATTGCGTTTAAGAACCTACTATGTTTAAGAAAGTGATTTCACAAATCACAACCCACTGCGTTTAAGAAAGTGTAAAGTGTAAAGGGTTTACACTACCGGATAACATAACTCCCTTTGTTTGCATTAGCAAGGAAGTATTGAGCTGCATAACGTAGGCTATCCATATGGTGATTCCATTTATCTATTGGCCTTTCATTCCTACTGTGCCATACATAGTTATTGAGTTCCTTTATAAGTTCTAAGGAGTCTGGATCAATAATCAAATCAAAGTCTTGTATTAACGCTATACCGGTTAAGATACTACCCTGCCTCTTTATTGCAGGTTTGACATTACAATATACTTTGAGCTCCTGGAGCAATCTAGGCTCTGCTGAATCACAGATGATAACCTCTTCTTTTGCGTGTCTCCTATTGAGTTCCCCTATCTCTTTAGTAGATAACCCAACCTTACAGTACATTGTCTTTAACCACATCTTCTTCCTATCCTTATCAATAGCTACCTTCAGTAGAACGGTAGGATCGACTGAGAACCCAAAATCTTGCCCATATATATAAGGGGCATATTCATTGAATGGTCCAATAGTCCAACGAGTGAATACAACACCATCAGCTTTATCTAACCAACCACCGAGTATCTGGTGATTATATTTATCTGGTCTACGTCTACGAATCTCTTCTATCTGCATAAGGAAGGAATCAGATAGATGCTCCATATTATCCTTGAACGTAGTGTGAATATAAGTTACATTATCCTTCCAACCATTGTGTCCACCATTAACAGCTTTAGCAGCAAAGAACCTTTGATATATCCAGTGCTCCTTAGTTGTAGGGTTTAATATAAGGATAACTCTGTTGGGTTTATTTTTAGCCCTTACAGACTGATCTATCTTGTCGAAGTCATCTTCATTAATAAGTTCCTCCGCTTCATCCAATACAAACGTTGTAATACCTTGTAAGGACTTCAGAGCTGCCGTTTGATTACCTGCTGAGGTCTTTATACCTTTGAAGATAATAGAGCTCCCTGTGGACATATTTAGTATCTCATCTTTAGTTATCCTAAAATGTTCAGAGATACCATACAACTCTATCTTTTCTATAAACTCTGGAATAATGGATGTAGAAGCCGAACTCATAGTATACCTAGTGAAGAGTATCTTATGACCTTGTTCCATCGTTAGGAGGGCTAAGAATGCCCCTACAGCAAATGACTTACCACTACCTCTACCACCGGTTACAACAAAGTACCGACTATCATTACCTAAGGCTTGATACTTAGGATTTAGTTGTGGTACTGACATTGTTCTTTCTGTTGTTCTTTTCCTCTCTAAATCTAACTGGTTTACTTTTACCGTCTGGCATATATCTATAACCTAGTATAGGGTTGATACCGTAATCCCAAAAGTTATGTGGCATATCATCCTTCATCTGTAATATCAATTATATCTGGGTCATCATTCTCAGTGTCATCATCTTGATTCCCTGCGAATAAATTCTTAATGTTTATATTCACTTTAGGTTTTCCTTCATTCATATCTTGATCTTCTGGCTTACCATATTTATATTCAAATAATAATTTAAGGTGAGGGAATGAATCCTTAGCTTTCT